AGAGGTAGCCGAATGTTTGTCTTTAAGAATATCTGATATTATCGAATATTCTCCTACAAAAGATGCTTTTATCCAACAAATTGGCGGGTATAATGTGGCAACATTAGAAGAAATAGCAGAATTACATTTATATGATTTTGGTATATTTATAGAGTTAGCTCCTGATGAGGAAGAGAAAGCACTTTTAGAAAATAATATACAAGTAGCGTTACAACAACAGAACATAGAGTTAGAAGACGCTATTGATCTTAGGGAGATTAAAAATATTAAGGTAGCGAACCAACTCTTGAAAATAAGAAGACAAAAGAAACAAGAAAGAGATAGACAACTACAATTAGAGAACATTAAAGCACAATCAGAATCTAATACTCAAGCAGCTCAAAACGCCGCTCAAATAGAAATGCAAAAAGATCAATCTTTAACACAGTCTAAAATGCAATTGGAACAGACGAAATTCCAATTTGATTCTCAAAAAATGATGCAAGAAGTAGAGGCTAAAAAACAGTTAATGGAACTAGAGTTCCAATACAACATGCAGTTAAAACAAATCGAAACTGACGGACTAAAAAATAGAGAAAAATCAAAAGAAGATCGTAAAGACGAAAGAACAAAAATACAAGCCACTCAACAATCAGAACTTATAGACCAAAGAAAAAGTGGGAAACCACCTAAAAAGTTTGAATCTGCAGGTAATGATATAGTAGGTGGTGGATTTGATTTGGGAGCATTTGAACCCAAATAAGTAAATTATTAATTATTATTATATTATATTATGGCAAAAAAGAAAAAAGAAGAAGCAATCGAAGAGATCGCTCAAGAACAAGTTGACACTAAGGTAGAGGAAAAGAAACCTGAAGTTGATTTAAGTAAATTCAAAAGTAAAGATGACGATAGTGTTGTCAAAGTAGACTTAAGTAAAAAACCAGAAAATGAAACCAAAGAAAAAGTTGTTGAAAACGACGCTGACGACGGAGGAGTGGTTGAACTCACTGAAGTTACCGACGCCACACAAGAACAAGAAGAAGTACAGTCGGAAACTGAAACACAAGAAACTCCAACTTTAGAAGAGATAACAGAAGAAGAAGTTGAAGAATTAACTGAGCAAGTTGAAGAAGCAGTCGCTGAAGCGGAGGCTACTGGAAAAGAACTTCCTGAAAATATTCAAAAGCTAATGCAATTCATGGAAGAAACAGGTGGTGATTTAGAAGATTACGTTAAGTTGAATCAAGATTACTCTAAATTAGATAACGATTCTTTACTTAAAGAATATTACAAGCAAACAAAACCTCATCTAGACTCGGATGAAATTGACTTTATGATGGAAGATCAATTTTCTTACGATGAAGATATGGATGATGAAAGGGATATTAAAAGAAAGAAACTAGCTTTAAAGGAGCAAGTTGCTCAAGCAAAGCAACACCTGGACGGTGCAAAGTCCAAATATTATGAAGATATCAAATATGGTTCTAAGCTCACTGGTGAGCAACAGAAAGCAGTTGACTTCTTCAATAGGTACAACAAGGAATCAAAAGAAAAGCAAGAAGTAGCAGAAAAACAACACCGTACGTTTTTAAATAAAACTAATCAAGTGTTCAATAAAAATTTCAAAGGTTTTGAATATAACGTTGGGGACAAAAAGTTTAGGTTTAACGTTAAAGACTCAGATACAGTGAAAGGTGGCCAAAGTGACATTAATAATTTTGTCAAAAAGTTTTTGAATAAGAATAATGAAATGGAAGATGCTAAAGGCTATCATAAGTCGTTGTTTACAGCTATGAATGCTGATAAAATTGCTAGTCACTTTTACGAACAAGGTAAAGCTGATGCTTTGAAAAACAGCATAGCTAAATCTAAAAACATCAATATGGACCCACGACAACAACACAGTGGTAACGTTAATACTGGTGGAATGAAGTTTAAAGTGCTTGGTGATAATTCTAATGATTTCAAATTGAAAATTAAAAATAAATAACAATTTAAAATTACAAAATTATGGCAATTACTCCAGGGGGTAGTTTGAATAGTGTTGCGGCTTCACAAAAGCAAACGTTAGTTTCAAACTATCTTGATTTTACAAGTGGGACAAATGATTGGTCCCAACAATATTTACCAGAGCTTTACGAGCAAGAAGCTGAGGTTTTTGGAAACAGAACTATCTCAGGATTTCTTTCGCAAGTAGGCGCTGAAGAGGCTATGGCTTCTGACCAAGTAGTTTGGTCTGAGCAAGGTAGACTACATATATCTTTAATCGGATCATTAGTAACTGGTACAGGTGTTTTTACTGTGGTTAGTGATGGTGACGGAAACGTGTCTGGTGATGGATTTACTATCGCTAACCACGGTGTAAGATTATATGATGTGTGTTTAGTATCTAACGCTGGTTGGTCAGGTACTGGACAAGTAACATTAATCAATGGACAAGCTATTACTATTCAACCTTACGGTGAAGAGTTTTGGTCTGACGCTCCATTCCATGGATCATCTGCTACATTAGCGAACACGCAAGTTGTAGTTATTGGTTCTGATTGGGAAAAAGGTTCAACTGGATTAGGTGGTATTACACCAGCTAACAATTCAGCTAAAGCTGTTAAACCAACTTTCAAATCATTTAGCAACAAACCTGTTATCATGAAGGATTACTATGAGATCTCTGGATCTGATGCTTCTCAAATTGGTTGGGTTGAAGTTTCTAATGAAGATGGAACTGGTGGATACTTATGGTATTTAAAAGCGGCTAGTGATACAAGAATGCGTTTCAACGATTACGTAGAAATGATGTGTATTGAAGCTGAGCCAGTAAACGCAGAATCTCATCTTTTAGATGCTGGTGGTACTGATGACGCTGCGTTCTATTCTTCTGGTAGAAATCCAGGTGGTATGGACGGTTTATTCTACGCTGTTGAAAACAGAGGTAACTTAACTTCAGGTGTTACTGGTGTTAACGCTGCTACTGATTTAGCTGAATTTGACGCTATCTTAGCTGAGTTCGATAACCAAGGTGCTATTGAAGAAAACATGATGTTTGTTAATAGAGCTACGTCTCTAGCAATGGATGACATGTTAGCTTCTATGAATTCTTATGGAGCTGGTGGTACTTCTTACGGAGTATTTAACAACTCTGAGGATATGGCATTAAATTTAGGTTTCTCAGGATTTAGAAGAGGTTCTTATGACTTCTATAAGTCTGACTGGAAATACCTAAATGATAAAGCTACTAGAGGTGGTATTAACGCTGCTGCAACTTCTGATGCAGTTCGTGGAATTATTATTCCAGCTGGTGTTTCTACTGTTTACGATCAAGCTTTAGGTAAGAACATGAAAAGACCTTTCTTACATGTTAGATACAGAGCTTCTCAAACAGAAAGTAGAAAAATGAAAACATGGACTACTGGTTCTGTTGGAGCTACTACATCTGATTTAGATGCAATGCAAATGAACTTCTTATCTGAAAGATGTTTAGTTACTCAAGGTGCTAACAACTTCATGTTAATGAAGTAAGCATTTATTATATTAAGGATCGAGGCTTCGGCCTCGACCCTTTATTTTTATTAATTTTATTATATATTATATTATGGCAAAGAAACAAGAAACAAAAAAAGAAACGGAGGTAGTAAACGACTTTGTAGAAGTTGAAACTCCAAAGGTTGTTGAAACCCCAGTGGTTGAAGCGCCAAAAAAGAAAACAAAATCTCATCCAGAAGATGGTTGGGAAATAAAAAATAGAAGTTACTTTTTAAGAGGTAAAAGTAGAAAATCTCTATCTAGAACTATAAAAAGCGCTGGTATTTATTATTTTGACGAAGAACAAGGTTACGAAAGAGAAATGAAATATTGCGAAAATCAAAGAACTTGTTTTGTAGATGAAATGAAAGGAGATCAAAGATTATCTCATATCGTATTTAGAAATGGAGCTTTGTATGTACCAAGAGAAAAACAGACATTACAAAAGTTATTATCTTTATATCACCCTGGTAGAAAACATATCTATTCGGAATACAAACCTCAAATTGAAGCGCAAAACGAAGTGGAAATTATTGAGATGGAAATAGAAGCTTTAACAGCGGCTCGTGGATTAGACATAGATATGGCTGAAGCTGTTTTACGTGTAGAGAAAGGTTCTGAAGTGTCTACGATGAGCTCTAAGGAACTTAGAAGAGATTTATTAGTTTACGCTAAGAGAAATCCTAAGTTATTCTTAGAACTAGTTAACGATGAAAACGTACAACTTAGGAACTTTGGTATTAAAGCAACAGAAATGGGAATATTAAAATTATCTTCTGATCAAAGAAACTTCTTATGGGGTTCTAATGATAGAAAGCTAATGACGGTTCCATTTGATGAACATCCATATTCAGCTTTAGCCGCTTGGTTTAAAACTGATGAAGGAATGGAGATTTACTCCAATATTGAAAAAAGATTAAATTAATCTAACTGTAGATGCAGTCGC